TCTTTACCCAGTGGACACCCTTTGACAACCATTGTCAATTCGTGGTATGCTTTGATTACACTCTCCTCATGCTTTCAACATATCACCAATGGTGTGGTGGAGTTTCGTGAGATGTGGGACGTTTTCCGCCCCGCCACTTTTGGTGATGACAATTTATCTGGAGTTTCTGACTCCGTGGCCGATGTCTTCAATCAGGTTACGGTAGCCAGTGCGATGAAGGATATATTTAACCTTGATTACACAAGTGGTATCAAGGGTGAGGCTTTGAGACCTCACAAGCCCATTGAGGAGTGCACTTTCCTCAAGCGTTCTTTTGAGCGCGATGAAGATGGCACTTTCAATGGTTGGGCTGCACCTTTGCAGCTGGGTAGCTGCCTTTACACGTCTTATTTTTATAAGAACAATAGGGCGCAGCTGTCTGAGTTGCAAAGTAAGCTGGATGGCACACTTGGTGAATTGTGCATTCATGCTCCAGAAGTTTGGGATGAGTACGCACCGAAAATCTTTAACTTGATGCGTGACTTAGGTTTTGAGCCTATGTACACGGATCGTTGTGGTTTTAGAAAGGAAACTGCTTCTCGTTCCGATTTCTGGTTTTAGGGCTATACACGCTATCACATTTGTACATATGTGGAGCTCCCCCATGTGTGATAGGTCAGGAACCCGTTATTCACCCTCCATTTCTATGGTACTACTCAGGTTGGACCAGAGAAGGAGCTCCCAAGGTGGCCTTTGGGATAAAGCCACTTGTATATAGTCCCACTATTGATCAACGTGACAACGTTAGCGAGACCGTTGTAAAAAGTCTCGCTCTCGATGGGACCACAACCACTGGTTTGGCCCATTTTCCTGTAGAAGCCGTTAATACGGTAGAGGTCAGCAATAATGTTGACGTGGGGTTGGCCCAAGATATTGTAGACGAGTATCAGAATTTGAAGAAGTATTTCGAGAGACCTAGATTATATGCGTCTACAACCGCCTCAACTAGGGGTAATTTGGTTACATATAATGTGAATAATCCAGTATCTAACTTTTGGCCAGCATCGGCTTTGACACGTTTGTTGGGTATGTTTGGTTACAGGGCG